GCGGATCGTCCGTCCCGCAGATAGCGCACCGGCTGCCCTGACTCGCGAGCATGCTGTTGAACTCATCCCGTGACAGCCCGTACTTGACGCGACGGTTGTAGTCCCGTCTGTACTCCGGCGTAGTCCACACGGCTTGCCCGAAGGGCGACCGCTCACGCTCAGCCTCACCGATGTCACCTCGACGACTGATCCGCTTCTGATGCATCTGGCAGTAGGTGCCGTCACAGTCCCGAGGCTTCCCGCAGCCTTCTACCTTGCAGATCCGTTCGCCCTGCTCGTACTGGCGCACAGGCTCAGTCAGGGCAAGCCCTAGTCGGCGTCGCTCGTTGTGCGTGTTGCACAGTCCGCGGGCCTTGTAGGGCTTGCCGCATCCTTCGATCTCACACTGTCTCTGGTTCATGCGCCCATCGTATCAGGCTGTTCTATGTTCTGGAGGGTTGGTGCCCCCGATTTCGCGAGGTTATTTTCCGCACTATTCGGGGGCACCCTGCATGCCCTCTGACCTGCTAGTTTAGACTAGTGAGAGGCCGATCCGTTGACCAAGTACCTAAATGCCGCGGTCGTGCCTGTGGTGCTGCTAGTGCGCCAGAACATATACCACCCGGCGTTACCCGACGGCAAAAACGTTCCGCTACCCTTGACCATTGGGTCATAAAGCATACTGACGCCGACGCGGTCGCAGATGATGAACTGGTTCCAGTCCGCATATGCGACAGCAACACCGCCGGAGCCGGTGACGCCGGTCATTGTGGTGCTCATGTCGCTGGCTTCGTAGATGGGCTTGCCGAGGAGTTGTTCCGGCGTGTCGCTGCCGAAGTTCGCCCAGAAGCTGGATCCACCGTAGACGTCGATCTGACGGAGTTTGTTGATGTAGTTCAACGAAGCGACCCATGCCGCACTCGGCGAGTTGCGGAACCGTGGAGGCAGTGACGCCTGCAGGTTGTACAGGTCGCTGGGTGAGAAGGTGTTGGTGCCGGTGACAGCAGCGCCGGTTGCGGCGAGCGCCCCTCCGCCTGGGGTCCACGCGTTGGTGCCAGCTGCGTTGAACCCGCCGGGAATGAACCCGAGCGGCTGGTTGGTACCTGATCCGGTCGCGAACGCGGCCGATTCGAGGCGGTCTTTCGCGTCGCTGAGAAGCCGCGGCAGTTGCGTGCCGAAATCCTCATCGTCGAGTGCCTCATAGGAGCCGTAGACCCACGCGGCGGCTTTCTGCGGCTTGACCTGAATTTGACCAAGGTCGCCGGTCCACGAGTCGGCGGCTGTCGCACCTTCTGTGGTCCATGCCGCGGTCACGCCGGCCGAGTTGACACCCTGCCACGCGTTGCTTGTGGTTTGGACGACTCGGGCGAGACGCCGGAATGGGTTGGCCGACGCAGAGTTGGTCAAGATGATCGTCGGGTCGAGGACGTACGGGAGAAGATACCCGCCGCTCGCGTTGGTCAGGTTGATGGCACGCAGGCGGGGCTCATACTCTTCGGGCTTCTCCAGGTAGTCGGCGAATGCTGTGGCGTACTCGTCGCTGCCGGTGAGGAGAATGTGCCGGGCGATGCCGGGCAGGTCGGCGCGGACGCTGGCCGCTTCCGCATGGTCGTCGGGGAAGTACCTGCGCTGGTCGCGGTGGTCGCGCTCGATAAGGTCGAGCGCCCGCGTGCGCAGTTCACGGCTGGAAACGAGGTTGCCGCGGACACGTTCCATGTCGCTGAGCGGGTCACGCTTGTCACGGCCGATGAGCACGTCGGGTGAGCCAACGCGCGAACGGTAGGATTCGGCCGGGGCGTCGTCGGTAGCAGGCTCACGATTGTCCGCAACAACATTGGCAGCAGCAATGCGCTTCAGGTCTGCGGCGCGCTTGCGGAGCGGGCCGGCGAGCACCTCATTACTGTCATATTCCGTAATGAGGGTTTCCTGCCACGCGACGTCCATGTCGGTGGGCTCTTGGATTTCGCCGATGCGGGTAAGTTCGGCGGTGATGGCCCGCTGACGGTCTTCGATCTGCTGGAGCCCACGCCTAAGGTTGTTGGTGGGCTGCTCAGTGTCAGGTGCTGGCATGTTCTTCGTTCCTTTGTCTGATGATCCACGTCGCTCGGCGCGCGCAGATTGCTTCCCGTGGTGTTAGCTGCCGCCGTTCGGAGTGCTCCGCCGACTCTTCGGCGGGTGGCTGGTCCTCGGCAGAGGCGGGCTCCATACGGGAGCGGACCTCGTCAGGCTGGTCATCTAGTGCCTCGACGGCTGGTAGATGAGTGCCATTACGTGCCATTTCTAACAGTCGTGCAAACTCTTCGGGTGGAAGCCGGTTGAGCAACATGGCAGCCTGCTCGGCGCGCACACCGACGACTTCGGCGCCCGCGTAGACGGGGAAAGGCGTAGGGCCGTACTCACGTAGGGATGAGGCGAGACGCCGCACCCGTTGAAGGCGGCCAGCCACGTCTGCGCGGAAACCGCCGCGAGGAACGGCCGGATCGCTCTTCTTGAAATCACCAGCGAACGAGTAGGCGCGGATCGAGCCTTCGCGGATGGCTTCGAGGATCTCATCCGCGGCCGGCGTCTTGTGGAATCGGGTGCGCGTGTACAAGCCTTTCGGCTCTGCGCGGATGTCTTCCGGTACACCGATGGGGACGCTGTGCTGGGGCGACGGCGTCCCGTACAGCGTCATCCCGTGGTTGTACATGACTGGAAGTGACCAACCACCGTTGGACCGGCGTGCAAGACCGAGCGCACGGTTGAACATGCCCTTGTCGCAGACCTCTTCATACATTCCGTCTTGGTCCACAACCTGTGCGGGCGCGTCGAACACCGCCGCGTACGCTTCGACGGTACGGCCATCGCCACCCGACTTGATCGCAATGTCATCCAGTGCGAACGCCCTGGTGTACGTCATGACCGACCTCCGTTGTTACTCGATGGCTTGCCTGATGGCCTGCCAGCCATCGCGGGTGGCATTGGTATTTTGGTTGCGGCGGTTTGCGGTTTCGCGCTTGACGGTGCAGGGAACGTCGATGGCGGCGTACCTTGATCTTTAGGTGTCATCCCAGGGATATCCGGCAACTGCGCTGTACCACCCTGCAAGGTTCCAGACTCACGCGCGGCGACTGTGACATTCACGCCGGCTGGCGGCACGCCCGCTTCAGGCTTCAACAGGGTGATGTCGTTGGCGACGATTGCTGCAATGCACGATTCGCGGGTGAACCCGGACTGGCAGAGTGTGAGCATCGTCGCCGCATGAACCTGCCCAACCTGCGCGATCTCAATCTCGCTCTGTCGTAGCGCAGCGATGTCTTTCGTGTCATACCAGAGGCTGACGCCTGCGGGTTTGGCGCCGGGCACGAACTTTTCGAGGGCGGCGCAGACGGACCGCCACAATGGCCGCATGGTCAGATCGGAGAATCGGCGCATGGCCGTCTGATAGTTCGAGTAGGTGGCGCTCGCCAAACCCTCGGACAGACCGACGACGATCGGTGGGACCCCGCCTGCCGCGGCTATGCGCGTCTCACCGGCAGATTGGACAGCCTTAAAGTCCAGTTGTCCGAGGCTGTTCCCGACGACTGTCGCGTCGCTGCCCTGGTCTAGGACGATGGGCCGCCACGCGTTCTCAACGCCGCCGAACCGCTCTTGGAAACGTTCGACGACACGGTCAACCGTGTCCGGCCGCAACTTCTGGGAGTATTTGACGATCATGTTCGGGGTAGCGGCATGGTCCAGGTACGCGCTCTTATATTGGGTCATGCCGCCATCCGCGTTGATCTCACGAATGATCGGCGTCAACCACGACATCCCGCGGAAATTCGCCTGCGGATCCGGGTAAGGCGACCAATGCGCGATCTCATCAACCGTGAACAGATGCCCGGTGTTCGGGTTGGGCAGGCCGGGCGTGGGATTTCTCGGATCCCAGTCGTAGCCGACGATCTGCCGGTATTCGCCGCCCATCGGCGCCGGAACTTTACGCGACACAATAGTGATCTCATCTGGTGGCAGCCTGACCAACAGGTCATCTTCAGCCTTCCAAATGAACGAGTTTCCGGACAGACTAACGTCCTGCTCCATCCGCGCGAGCAGTTCGCCGGTCGTTTGGTTCGGCGCCGGCCGCTCTAGAATCGTCAGGCTCGTGTTGCCGAACAGGCGTTTGTCCGCTTTGCTGCGGAATTGGAACGTTGCTTCGCTGAATAGCATCATACGGGCGAGGATGACAGCGAAGACGATCCCGTTGGTCTGGTACGCCTCACGGCATTGCTGGGCGATCTGCTGGGCGCTGGTCTCGCGGTTGGCGTCCATGCCGTAGGTCATCATGACCGCGCCGCCGGATGCCATGCCCTCGTAGTAGCCCTGGCCGCGGTAGCGGGTTTCCAGGCGGTCAAGAAGCCTCGTCATTTAGCCTCCCGCCACCGATCCAAAATCTCCTCGTGCCGCGTACGCATCTCATCTACCGGCTTGGCTGGCCGTCCATCGCGTAGTACTGCATCCACTCCGAGCAGCGCGGCGAACAGGATGATGACCAGGCCGACCGCCCACAGTGCGATCAGCCAGGCGCCGCCGACCGCCAGCCCGGCCGCATAGGCGAGCTGCGCGATCGGGCTACTTGCCGCTCTTGCCCATCCACGGAGGCATCGGCTTACCGCCGTTCTTGCTCGACGTACCCTTCGAGGTGGTCTTGCCTCCTGCGGTTTTTCCTCCGCCGGACTTTTTCGTCCCTTGATTAGATGCAAGTCTGCCGTCCCTAGCTGTCCCCTTACTCGGCGCACCACCCATGTTCAATCAATCCTTCTACGCGGTCGGAGGCTGGGCAGCCGCGGTCACAGCATTGATCTGCGCAACGTTCGTCTCGATTGTGTCCGCCGCCGCCTGCGCGGCCACAACCTGCGTCTGCGCGTCAGCCTGCAACTGGGCGATCGTCGCCGCATCCGTAGTGTCCGTGGCCTGCGCCGCGGTGAGCGCCGTGTTCGCGGCGGCGAGGGCGGTCTGCAGCGCCGTAACCTGAGTGCCGAGAACGTTGGTAAGATTAGTCACGGCCGCGCCGAGGTCGGTGACAGCAGTGGTAAGGTCAACCATTTTAGCCTCTATTCGTGTAAGTCGAGTTATGACTTCGTTCTTAAACCATCCCATGTTAATCCGCAACGGACGGCATGTCGGGATATTTCTTCTTCACCGCGGCCTTCACCTGCGCTTTTTCTGCCGGTGTTCCGAACTGGGCGACACGCGCCAGCGCGCTCGCGGCATGACGACGGTCCGGTATCGGATATTTCCGCTCGGCTGGGATGGCGAACGTCTGATCGGCCAACGCTTTCCGCTTCTTCGCGGTGAGGTCAGCCATCGCCCGTGCCTGCCATCGGCATGCCGGACACGGGCATGTCAGGCATTGGCATGGCCGTCGTATCACATGTTCCACACGCGTCCATCGCGGCCGCACACTCAGCCGTAAAATCCGTGTTCGTCTGCGTGATGTCCTGGCTCATGATCTCACCGTCCCCCAATGGCCGTCCGCCCGGTCTAGAAACGCAGCGCCCGCAGCTTCCCGATCATCCGGATTTGCCGCCGCAACAACAGCGTCCTGGTATGCACTCTTGTCAGTCGCCGACATGAAAATTCCCAGGTCGTCAACCGGGACGTAGACGGTCATCAGATTTCACCGGGCTGCTCTGTCACCGCAACATTGTCATCCCAGTCGACGACAGTCGTCGAACCCATCCCGCTACCGTCGAAGACACCCTTGCCCGACTCCTGCCACGTGCCACCGTACGTCTCGGCCGCCCCTTTAACCGCTGCCACATCCGACGACGGTCCTGGCTGCGACACGTTCCCGCCCGCCGGCCCCTCGCCGGGAATCCCGTTCCGCACTTGCTTCGGCGTCAAAGCCATGTTCCACTCCCTAACGAGACGGGCCGCTGCACGCTTGTACCCGCGCAGCGACCGACGATTACCTTCAAGATGTGCGATCAGCTCAATGTCCGGATCGAACGGCGGGTCCATCACCAGCGCCTCGACCTAATCTCAGAAGTTCCCATGACCGCCCACTGATGTCGCAACGCCCGGCGTATTCGCGGACCCTCCGCCCGATTGCAGTAGGCATGCGTCACGCGCCCGCCCTCAACCTCGGTCGACCCGCCGAACGCCCGCGGCACATTATGATCCAAATCGAGCTGCTGTTCCGGCCACATCGTCTGACCGCACAGCGGACAATCCGTATAGTAGGCGAGCGGTAGCAGCCGCCGACGCTCCTGCTGATGCGCGTAACCAAGACCGCGTTCCGTTGTCGTTCCCCGCGTCTTCGACATTACGGACACAACACCCGATACGCACCCAGCGACAACTTCTTTTTCATGCCGCTGATACCCTTTGCATGGTCCTTCGGGCAAAACCCTGACGTAGCAGCGACCGTCCCCTTATACTCGACGTTAAGAACGAGCTTTCCGGCGGCGACGAACGGCTGCAACGTATCGCACTCCTGATACTGGTTACATTCTTCGTTCAGATTCCAGTCAAACGCGGCGGCCGTGTCCGCATCGGTCGTATCCACCCCGTTCTTCTGCCCGACAGACAGCCCACGCGCATGCGCCTGCGCCGCAACCTCCAAATACCAGGCTTTCTGATCTGCCAGCGTAATCGGGAACCCGGTATCGTTTCCCGCCAGATTATTCGAATCCGGCTCCACGCCGTCGCAGCCAATCTTCTTCGCCAAGTCCAGTCGCGCCCATAGAATCGGCGCGAACTTAGGCCACGCCGCCCGACGAATATCCAGCCAACGTTCACCAGCCCATCCGTCCGACTTACCTAACACACTTGACGGAAACAAGCTAGCATCTGGGCGAAAATCCTCCCACGCTCCCGTACTCAAATAGCAGATGACGATCTTGCCCTTAGCGTGCAACGCTGGAATAACGGTTCGGTTCTGCCCGGCTGCCCACGTCGACGAACCTAACGTCGACGTCACAACCTGCGAAGACGGCACCGCATCCTGCTCGTCAATATCGAACATGGCGGCTGGAGTGACAGACGTGTCAACCGTCCCCGTGATCTGCCACTGCCACTTAAAGCTAGGATCAGTCGCAGGTGTCCACCACGTCGCAGCCGACGCAGCCGGTGGCGCGACCATCAACGAACCCGCCCACAATGCCAGACTAGCTAAGCCACCGAGCGCGCTTCTGAAGCGCATAACATTCCCGCCCTACTCGTCAGTGTCTCTCTACATCGTCCGGACAGCCCGGCGCATGATCGGGCAGAACATCACCGCACGTCCGGCAACGACGAACCATCTACATCACCGGCCTCGGCCACGGCGGCAACGCCTTAACACCCTTATCGGCCCACCTGGCAGCCCAATTCGACGCGACCAACTGGGTAACGAGATCAGCCCCAGCCACCTCAACATCGGCGTCAACCCGGCCGCCGTACTTATCCCAATTCACACTCGTCAACACGATCGACTGGCCGACAGGCAGCAGCGTGCGCAGGTTGTCACGCGCCTCAGCCCCGCCCGGTGCAGCCAACTCGCGCGCATTACAGTCGTTCAACCGCACCGCCGTACGAAACGCCAGATCGAAGCCCAGATCGACACTCGCCGTGAACGTGTCCCCATCATGGACGGACAACACCGTGGCCGCATACCTGTACAGCACCATCACGCACCCACCAAAATCCCACAACGCTCCAGCCGCGCCTCAATCAACGGGCGATATTCAGGCATCAACTCGATGCCGATTGAGTCAAACCCTTCCAACACAGCCGCCTCTAAGGTGGTCCCGCTACCCGCGAACGGGTCTAAGACCACGCCGCCGGGCGGCGTGACCAGGCGGACCAGCCACCGCATAAGGTCTAGCGGCTTAACGGTCGGATGTGATGCCGCACCTTCGACCTGCGGGCGTTCTTTGCGGCTGGCCTTCGCTGTGTAACGGAAAACGGGGAAGAAGCGGGACGCGCCGCCGGCATCGTTGAACCCTTCCCGACGACCTGGGTCGACATTCCCGATAGTGCCGACATAAGACCCGCCCGTTCGAGTCCACGCGCCGAGATTATTCTGAGATCGCATGCCAGGACGATCCCCGCTCTGCTCGTCCATCTCCCGCACCGCGCACCCGTCCACACACACGTCCGCGCAGTCCGGATCGTGGGTGAGGACAAGATTCGACGGCCAGCGGCCCGCAGTCACCCCGTCGGTCGCTACGCGACACCCGTCCACGTTGATCGCACCCGTACCATACCGCAACACATTCTCCGCCACCGTCCCGCACAACGGCTTACGCGCCATCACGATCGGCTCATGTGCCGGTTTCAACGCTGTGCCCCAACCATCCCACTGCTTAGCAGCATCAGTGGCAGGGGCCGTAACGTCGTAGTTAGGTTCGTATCCCCCATCATGGGCTGGACGGTTCTTGCCCAGTCCGGCGGTTCCAACACCAACCACTTCACGTGCTAACCACGCATCACCCAATGTACCTTTACGGTTATTTAACCGCAATACTTCAGCGTCTACGTCATCGCTAAGATCAAGCATCTCTTTCAACGCGACCCACTGGTCCCAATTCGGAACCGACGGCTGACTATGCGTTTCCCGGGCCGCCCAATGAAGATCCACCATCTGCGGGGTGAACCCGAACGCAGCTGCAACCGATTTAATCGAATGTGTCTGATGACTGTCGATGCGCTGACGCAACCAGCGACAAACGGGGCGAACATCATCGCCCCGCTGTCTGTCAATCAATCTGCCCACGTCAAGCGACTTCGGAAATCCTGACCCATACACCCAATGAATGCTGTCACGAATCTCGAACCCCGCGTCCTCAACCGCACACACCATCCGGTGATAGGTGCGCGTCCCGCCGAACGCCAACAAATATCCGCCCGGCTTCAAGACCCGTAGGCACTGCTGCCAAACTTTCGAGTCGTTAGCGATACCAGAGCCGTCCCACGCCTTGCCCATGAACGCCAACTCGTATGGCGGATCAGTCACTACAGCATCCACAGACTCGGCCGGCGCATCTGCCAACACTTCGCGGCAATCGCCGTCGAGCACCCATGCTTGTGGCATCAGTAAATCCCCACATCGTCCGGCGCCAACATGTCCGCCTCCAACCCCCACGCGGCTAATGTCACCGCCACAAGAGGACTGATATCGACGGTCAGCGCCTGCCGATCCCACGCCCACGCATCAGCAACCCGCCGCTGCTGCGCCCCCGCCACAGCCGCATCCAAACTTTCCTGACCTAAATGGCGGAGCGTCTTCGTGTCCGTCGCCGCATCAAACAACTGCCCGCATGCCTGCGCCACATCACGCGCGGTCGTACGCGTGACCATAACCCCGGCCGCCTCAACCTCATCAATCAACGAACCGGCCGGCGAACCCGGATCAATCACAACCGCCGTCGGATCATATTCATCCGCCATACGTGCAATCTCTTTAACAATCCACGCTGTCCCACGGTCACGCATAGCAACCTCAACATGTAACAGCCCGTCACGACGTTTGCTCGCCACGCCGATCACCGCCGACGAACGGTCCGGCGTCACATCCACCGCGAACGCCACCCCCGGGCCAGTCTGCGACCGTGAGTCACGGCCACGATCCCAATCATCCTTACGAATAACCTGCCACGCATTCGCCTTATCCAAAGGATACTGCCCAATACCCAAACGTTCCCTGGCGAAAATGTGCGGGGCCAGCGCGGCGCGCTCGCGAGCGATATACTCCTGCGAAATCCCATGCCCCGGC